TACAATGGGAACTTCCACCGCCCCGATGTCGCACAATGCACGATAACGCTGATTGCCACCGAGAATAACATAGCCACCCATATCCGATGTATAGCAAACCAATGGCCGAGCGGTCAGCATTTCAGGGAATTGCATCAGTGACCGTTTAAGCAATGCAAAATCATCAGCCGATATCTGGCGAGGGTTGTTTGCGTTTGGCCTTATTTCGGTTAGTTTTACCCAAATCATTTTTTTTGATTATTACTTCGATGCTAAATTCTCCGTTGTTGTGTTCCTCTGGTTTGTCTGCGTTGGTTGCTGTGTCTATGACCTCAATATCCCAATACTCCTTTATGCCTGTTTGTAATAGGATTCCCTCAATACTAAAAGTATGTGGTGGTTCACATGAGTACGGCAGATAGAAATATCGGTGGTCAAGGTTCCATCGGCTTGGTAGTGTCTTTTTACGTTCATACAAATCACGATGCGGAATGCTCATGATGATGTGACCACCGGGTTTGCAAATGCGATACCAGTTTTGGATTGCCGTGATTGGGTCATCCAAGTGTTCCAATACGTGGGAAGCATAGACATAGTCAAATGTGTTGTCTGCGTATATCTCCATCATGGTTGCATCGCAATCATCTTTGTCATGGTGGATGCAATCGGTCAATGAAATGGTATCAACTCCATCAAATGTGTCAATCCTACCGCACCCGATGTCAATGCCTTGTCCTTTGATGTAGGTGTCATAAAACCCGGATGCGAGTCTGCGTTGGTGTGCCTTTGCTGTTTCAGCCATATTTCTGTTTTATTATTTGTGTCAGGTTCATAATTGTCCATGCACCATAGCCATTATCACCTGTTGGGATTACGTTGTGGGCAGTAGGGCAGATTTCAACAACACGTGGGTGCTTCATGACTTCCGCTATGGCATAAGCCATTGACTGATTGCCTACAAATAACTCACAGCCCTTTATGATGCCGCACAACTCCGCAAAGTCTTTCACTTCAATATGTGAAATGTCGGGTAACTTGGCAGAAATTACCCGGTATTCATCAGGCAGCCCTACAAATTTAATCTTATCCTGATACCTGCGCAGGATGGAATAATCAAAAGTCGGGTTATGATAACGGGCTGTTCGGTTCAAAATGATTTGATGGTTACCTATTATGGCAATATCAAACGCTATCGGCTCGGCTAAATTGCAGGTCAGTTCAGGGTAAATGTGAAAATACCACTGGCTGATATGCCCCGTGTAATTGTGGAACTTCCTGAATAGGTTAAAATTGTAATCGGTTTTGACGGCTTCATCCGTGATTGTGCATTTGCCTATAAAGTCAGTTGACATCAAAAGTGGCAACAGCATTTCAGCCATTTGCCTATTCATCTGCACTTTGCCCATCGGGTGATTGAAAACATATTGTGCAGGTACATCCACCTGTAAATAAAGATGCACCTTGCTATCGTGCAACCGTGATGCTGCCCTCATTGCTGGGAGTGAGTAAATCAAGTCCCCTGCGTTACCGCCGTGAATAATACTAACCATTGAGTGCTTCCCGATATAGTTTTTTTAGTGCATCGAACATACAATTGCGACACGCTGGGAATGGCTGTCCATACAATTGCCTATGGACTTCGTTGAGTTTGGCATAATACCCAGCTTCCAGCGAATAAGTGCCGGTCTTGTTTATCCGCTCAATATGCGACTTCAAGTCAAGGCAAAGTGAACGCTGTTCTGGTGTCATATCCTTGTCATTATGAAGAAACAAACAAAGGGTAAAACAATCCCCAAGGCAATTCCGGTCAATGTGATTTCAATTATGTTCATAAATATCGGTCAATTAAGGCCCCAAATATAGCACATAATGCACCATATATGACACCTTGTAATCCGTATTGAACGATAAACCATGTAAGCCCCACCCACCACGATAGGCAAAAGCCACATTCAAAAGGTTTGATTGTCGGCCTGTAACGGCTGTCTACCGCATAGACAAATGAAATCATCGGGGGAAAGAAGTAACGGGAAAGCAGCACACACAATGCGGCTACCCCAAATATGTCAGTCATCGTATTCATTGTATTTTTCTTTGATTTGTGTTTTGATTGCGTTTATTATTTGGCTTATCTCCCGGTAGTTGATTTTCGTTTCCCGGGCAATCATTGCCATACTTTGTTTGTCTTCCCATAACTGCCAAAGTTTTACCACATACCACTCGGAACGGTTGAAATGGTTTGCCACCTCTTTAAAGTTTACAGATTGCACCGCTTCTTGTTTTTTACGCAGGTGGGTTTCATCATAGTCCTCGGCTTCCTCATCGTATTCATCCGGTAGCGGATCCATTGAACGGATAAAATCCCGGTAAAACTTTGTGTATCTGTTGCCGTTGACCGCATTGCACCCCACCCGGACAAGGTAGTAAACCAGTCCATTGCTTTGGTGAAGTTGTATCAGGCGGTCAGCATCCATTTCACAGCAGATAAGTAGAAGGTGTTGTTGTAGGTCGGCAGCAACGTGACCGCCAATTTTATTGCAGAAGTCAGGAAGCCACTTGGAGTTGGCAAGTTCAATCAGTATCTCGGTGCGCCTGTTCAAGTTTAAGGGCGTGAACTTTTTTCAGCCACTCTTTGAATGACTTGTTATCACCATACCGGGCATGGTCTTTTCTGCACAAGGCCATCAGGTTTTCAATCACATCAGCGTGTTTGCTTCCACCCATTCCCCGTGCTTCTATGTGGTGAATGTCCACAGCTTGTGCGCCACATACCTCGCATGGGATGAAATCACTTTTGTCATAGCCAAAATGGTCAAGGTAGACTTTGGTGTGTTTTTTCACAGCAGTTCAAATTCTTGAACATATCCATTAAAAACTTCGTTTTCACCTATACGATAAGGAAAACTATCTGAATATGAATACCAATTTTTTCTATCTACTTCATCATTACCAGTTGACTTTGGAATTGTTTTGGAATACGCTTCTATCTCCTGCATAATATCTGCAAGTTTGTCCATTGCATCATTTTCATTTTGATAAATTCCAAAGACTTCATAGTCAAATTCATACTCTTGATCGGTTTCTAATACTACTGCATAAACTTTCATGGCACAAAGTTTATTCGTAAAAGGTCGATATTTTTATATTGTGGATAACTTTGATAAAAATAATTTAACAAAAACTATTGCAAGTATAAAAAACTATATTATATTTGCAGCATGGAAAACACAAAAACACCTTTCGAACTGGGCTATCAGGCCTGTCAGCAATTCAACTATTGGGGAACAAATGATGAAAATCCTTTTGAACTCAACTCCGATGACTTCAAAGAATGGGAAAAGGGATGGTCGTGGTATGTCACCCAACAACTCGAATGGTTGCGTGATGAAGCCAATGATATTTCCGACCAAGATTGGCATGACATTCAGGAGTATTGCAACGAGTAACATGAATAAAACATTTAATGAAGATGCAATATCTATTATGGATAGAATGATTGCTAAAAATTACAAAGTAGATTTACTTATCACAGACCCTCCATATAAAATTACAGCAAGAGGTAATGGTGGTAATAGCGGCGGAATGTTCCAAAAGAAAGAAGTTAATAACGGTAAGATTTTTAAAACTAATGATTTAGAAATTGAAGATTGGTTGCCGAGATTTTATAATATACTTAAAGATAATTCACATTGTTATATTATGACCAACAATAAGAATATAACAAATTACCTTAAAGTAATTGATACTATGTATTTTAATGAAGATAAAAAACAAAAATTTCATTTCATTAAAAATCTTATATGGGTAAAGGATAATAAAATAATGGGTCAAACCTATATGTCGCAATTCGAGTATATTATTATGTTGAGAAAGGGTGAACATAAAAAGATTAATGACTGTGGTACTTCTGATGTTTTGCAATTCCCAAATAAAAAGATGAAAGGAGAAGATGGTAAAACAATTCACGATACCGAAAAACCTATTGAGTTAATGAAAGTGTTAATTGAAAATTCATCAAACGAAAATGATATTGTTTTTGAACCATTTATGGGGATAGGTTCAACTTGTATTGCAAGTTTATTATCAAATAGACAATATATAGGTGTTGAACTTGATGAAAATTATTATAAAATTTCAGAAGAACGTATTAAAAAAGCGTGGGAAAAAAAAATAAAAAAAATTTGGAAATCTAAAATCTTTGTTTTATAATTGCATATCGGAATAACAGGACTGAACCCCCTGCCGAGAATACAGAGCAATGAACAATCACATAACTAACACCCACGCGATTAGAAGGTCGGCTAACTCTGGGCCGGGTTCAACCTTTGAAAGTGTGGGTGTTTTTTTTATGAATATTTACAAACCCACACCCCTACCAGTCGCATATTGTGACGAACAAATCGCAGAACTTGAACTGCGCAAAGAGTATGAAAATTACAGGCGAGAAAATCAGGTCATCACGTTATTACAATGTGAGTACCTTTGGATGAAACTTGACCTGCAAATTATCTATTATCAGCAATGCAAAAAATTAACCCTTAAACAAAATGGCAAAGGATAAAAAGTCATTCGTAATGTACTGCGACCAGCAGTCAATTTTCAAAATGCTTCCTGATGAAATTGCAGGTAGATTGATCAAACACATTCTCGCATACGTTAACGATGAAAATCCGGTAACTGATGACCTTGTATTGCAACTTGCATTTGAACCTATTAAGATGCAGTTAAAAAGGGATTTACGCC